AAAGCAGTTCCTCGTTACATTATTACAGTAAAGGGTGCTAAGTTAACAAATGACTCTGAGCGTAAATTGCTTGAATTTTTCCAGGTCGGATTAAAGGGTAAAAATCATAGATCTCTTTATGTTCCCCTCCCGGCAGATACTTCAGATTCTAAAGTTGAATTTAAAATGGAACCAATTGAGGCGGACGTACAAGAGGCCTCATTTGAGAAATATCGGAAAGCAAATAGAGATGAAATTCTATTAGCCCATAGAGTTCCAATTAATAAAATTGGTGTCCCAGAAGGTGTCAGTTTAGCAAATGCTAGAGATGCTGATAAAACATTTAAAGAGCAAGTTTGCCGTCCGGCACAAATGATTTTAGAGAAGAAATTAAATAATATATTCTCAGAAAAGACAGATGCCCTAGTTCTTAAATTTAATGAACTTACTCTTACAGATGAAGATACTCAATCTAAGATAGATGAGAGATATTTAAGAATGCAGGTAATTACCCCTAATGAAGTTAGAATTAGAAAGGGTATGATTCCAATGGACGGCGGAGATGAAGTTGTCCAATTAAAACCACAACAGCAGGCAGAGGTCAGAGCACAAGCTGGAAATACAAGAACCAGAGATCAAAATAGACAAAATAATCAGACCGATACTGCCGGTGAAGGTCGAAGTGCAAAGGGCGACGGAAGAACAGTAGAGTAATACTACTCGACTGATTATTTGCCTTTTTATATATAAATAGATAAAATTAATCATATGAAAATTGAGAAATCAAATTGGTCTTCTGATGGAGTTAATCTCCATTTATCGGTTCCCTTCACAAAGGTAAATCGTGAGAAGCGTACGGTTTCTGGATTTGCAACACTTGATAATCTTGATCAAACAGGCGATCTTGTTACATCAGAAGCATCATTAAAAGCATTTGAAAATTTCCGTGGCAACATTCGTGAAATGCATGGACCAAATGCTGTTGGTAAAATGGTTTCGTTTCGCCCAGAAACATTCTATGATCCGGCAACAAAAAAGTTTTATAATGGCGTTTATGTAGATGCATATGTTTCCAAAGGTGCACCAGACACTTGGGAAAAATGTCTAGATGGAACTCTCTCAGGATTTTCAATCGGCGGAAAGATTAAAGAGTCAGATCATGAGATTAATAAGTCAACAGGTCAAACTGTAAGATTTATTAAAGATTATGAACTTGTAGAACTCTCATTAGTAGATTCTCCAGCAAATGAACTTTGCAGCATTCTTTCAATTCAGAAAGTAAATGGTGCAACAGTCGTTAAGGGGATGGCGGCAGAAACAGAAATAGAAAATATTTTTTATTGTGAAGATAGTAACTCTGTATTTATCTCTGCAGAGAAAACATATGAATCACCAATTTCAGGTAAGGAAGCAACACTTATCGGTTGGGTAGAAAGTTCAGATGTTAACAAATCAAAAGAGATTGATAAGATTCTTGATTCGTTTAAGAATTCAAGATTGACGTTGCCTGATACAACAATTGCAAAACAGGCAAACGCAGAAGGAGGTAATGAAGTGTCAGAAAACACAGAAAACGTAGCAGTCGAAGAGGCTGCCGTAGAAGCTCCAGTTGTTGCAGAAGATGCACCAGCTGTTGAAGAAGCTCCTGCAGAAGCAGTAGCAGCAGATGCTTCTGCCGAAACTCTGGAAAAAGCAGCCGACGTATCAGAAGTTATGGTTGATGAACCTGATTTTGCAAAGATGCTTGGCGATCTAAAAGGCTTTTTCTCAGACACTCTTAGCAAGGCTACAGAAGCAAACTCTGCTCAAGTTACAGCAATCAAAGAGACTGTTGAAACATTTAGCAAGAGCGTTGACGGCCGAATTACAGAGTTGGCAGAACAACACAGCGCACTCAGTGCAGCTGTAGCAGAAATCCGCAATACCATCAATACCGTTGAAAAGCGTGTAGATGCTGTTGAAGGAGATACTGCATTTAAGAAGTCCTCAGACCTTGGCGGGTCTCAGGAAGTTACAATCAAAAAATCAAAATGGAACGGTTCTTTCCTCGGTTCCGTTAATGAATTATTCAACTAAACAAAGGTAGGTGAAAAAATAAAAATGAGCAATGAATTGTTAGCAAAAGCAATGGCTTCTGGTACAACAGACACAGGTGATTTCTCTGGTTCCCTTTCGGGTTCTGGCGTTCACGTAGGTGCAACCGAGCACGGTGGTCTACTTAATCCAGAGCAATCAGCACGATTCCTCGATTATATGTTCGACGCAACCGTTATCGGTAAAGTCGCACGTACAGTTCGCATGAGAGCTGATACGACAGAAATTGATCGTATGTCAGTTGGCGAGAAGCTTATGAAGGTAGCTTCAGAAGCAGAAGATACAGCATCAAATAGTGCAGTAACTTTCTCAAAGATTTCTCTCACAACAAAGAAACTTCGTTTGGATTGGGAACTTTCAACAGAATCTCTTGAAGATAATATTGAAGGTGCAGATCTCGAAGATCATATTGCCAGACTTATGGCAACACAGGCAGGTAATGACATTGAAGACGTAGTTCTCAATGGTAATACTTCTCTTTCAAGTGATAACCTTTATAAGGCATTTGATGGTGTTGTAAAGAAGGCAAAAGCAAACGCACACGTAGTAGATGCAGCAGGAGACGCAGTTTCCCGTTCAGTATTTAACAGTGCTCTTAAGGCGCTTCCACGTAAGTACAAGCAGCGTCGTGCAGACCTACGCTTCCTCGTTGGTTCAAACTTGGTTCAGGACTTCCTGTATAATAACAGCATTTCCACAAACTTTACAAATCCACAAGATATCGCATCTAGCGTTATCCGTGGCGATGTACAACCAGTTTCAGGTCCAGCAGGTTACGTAGCTCCATATGCATTCGGTATTCCGATTGTTGAAGTTCCTCTCCTTGCAGAAGCACAGGATGGTGACTATTCAGCAGCTACAGGTAATCACGGAGATATCCACTTGACATTCCCAAATAACGTAGTTATTGGTATCAAGCGAGATGTAACTGTTTACCGATTCTTCTGGCCACGTAAGGACTCCATCGAATATACTATGTATACTCGTGTTGGCGTACAAATCGAACAGGCTGATGCATGGGTAGTTGTTAAGAACGTTAAAGTCGCTTCCTAATTTAATTAGATAGAAGACTTGCAATAAAGCCCCCAATTTATTTTGGGGGCTTTTCC